GGCTGACGTTAACATTTGCCGATCTTTATTGCTAATAGCACCAAGGGACTTTGGCGCTGCGCGTCCGCCAGCGGAGCTTGTCGTACCTTCACGCTTCATAATCTTTTCGGCTGCGGCCTTGCGGGCAGCAGCGGCGCCAGCGCCTATACCAAGGTCGGCATTTGATGCGCGGCGACCAGAACTGTCGGTTGGACGTGACGAAATATTCTCACGCATTGTTGGCTTTTTGCCTGCCATTTACTTACCCTTCTTAGTTGGTTTGGCCGTCTTGGCGCTTTCTTTAAAATCCTTGGCGGTGGGGGCACCCTTAGCACCGGGCTTACGCATTTTCTCGCCAGAACCAGCAGCTATGCGGGCTTTCTTGGCGTTGATGTTTGCGTACAATCCGGGTTTCATGGGCATTTCCACCTTTTTAAACTAGCTTTGGCGCGTTCGCCGTCTTTAGCCTTAGCAGCTACTGCACCCATGCGCGCGCAGAATGACGCTTTGCGTCCTGCGTCAGCTTTTGTTTTCGGGCTGGGCGCAGGCGCCTTTAAGTTGCTACCTGTTGCAGCATTATACTTGGCTCTGCCAGACGCTGTCAGGCCCGCACCCTTTGACACAGGCAGTTTCTCGCCTCTGCCAACGGATAGCGACACTGATTTTTTCTTGTCAGCCATTAAATTGCCTTTTTGCGTTTCTTGTACGCTAGTTGCGCTACTCTAACACATTTACGACATACACGTCTACCCCCGCCAGTTCTACCCCCATTTTTATCAAAATATGTATTTTCTGGTGTGAATTCATGCCCATGTTTGCAATGTGTTTGTCGTTTTCGCCATCCATAATCCCCGCGAGAAATATTTTCTTTCAATGTGCAAGGGTCCATGTGCGCGGGGTTAACGCAGTTCCGTATTCGGCAAGTGTGGTCAAGCGTAAAGCCCGCAGGAATAGGCCCTATTTCTTGTTCATAGATAAAACGGTGAGCGTATACCGATTTGTTATTGGTAGTACCCCAATAAGGATACCCATCATGTGTAACCATACCCACCCACAACCAGCAATCGGTGGGTGACGACGCAAAATCTATGCGTTTTTGCATAAAATCGCCGCTTAAACTTTTATCTTGTAACATTAGCTAGCCATCCATCCAGTTGCCTGATGGGACGGCGTATAGCCTCTTGTGCGATGCTTGTCAACGCGTGTCAGACGCGGATCAGTAGATGCTACAGGAAATGCGAACGTGACCGCTATGGCGTCTGCTGCGTCAGGAGAGGCCAACCCGCGCGACTTCATATCCTTCTTGCTTTCGAGGAACAGCGTACCCCTGCTGTCAGGCTTGGTGCGCGGGCTGATGAGATCTGTCTTCAGGAACCTATCTGACGGTATGTGGCCCGTCCTGAGCCAGTCACGCATGGCACCCCACATCTCTGCGCGCTTGTTACCCCACATCGTTTGGTTCTTGGCCTTATTGCCAAAGTTCACGCCGCGTATCTTGTACCGCTGCTCCTTCAGCCTGTCCACGACGCCTGCGCCTAGCCCGCCTTCGTCGATGCAGACCAGCGCCGGCTGGAACTGTTCTATGGCGTCGATGACATGGCCTGCCACTTCCATAGTGTCCGCGCCGCGGTGCCTGCGTAGTTCTAGAATGTCGCGGCCCTGCCGTATGGCGATGACCGTAGCGTCAGCCCCGAACCGTGCAGGGTCCACACCTATGACGATAGGGGCGCTGCTGTCCTTAGCGGCTGGCCGCTTCATGGCATCATCGACCAGATTGCTGCCGATGAACTGATCGTCACCTTCTGACGGGAAGTTACCGTACACTTCGACACTGGCTTGGTAGCTGTCTGGCCCGTACTCATCTATAATGCGCTGGTACAGGTTTTTATCTGTACCCTCGACATCGCGTGCATCAATCACCCGCGTTGACCAGAACGCCCGCTTGCTGTGGAACGTTTCGTAGAAATAGCCAGTATTGCGCCGCGGGTTGGAAAACGCCAGATGGAACCGATGCGGCGTATTCTCTGTGAAGAACCCGTCACTGACTGACCAGATGCTGTCCGGTATACCGCTGGCTTCGTCAAATATCAGCATCACACCGTCGAAGTTGTGGACACCCGCGTATGCGTCAGGGTTTTCTTCGGACCACAGCCGGCCTTCGACTGACCAGTAGCGCGTACCTTTCTTGAGGTCACGCTCGACCAGTTCCGTCAGCCACTTGGCTGGCATGATGCGTGTGGCGGCTATCTCAAACCAGTGACTGTTCAGGCTCATGGCTAGCCACTTAGTTATTTCTGCCCATGTTACCGACCGCAACTGCGCCTCGGAGTTTGCTGACACGATGGTGGTCGATCCGATCCTTGATGACAGCATCCAGATGGTTAGCCAACTGACTAGGGCTGACTTGCCGATACCGCGTCCTGACGCAATCGCCAGCCGTGCGGTGCTAAAGTCAACCTTACCGTTGTTCTCTTTGATGTGGTCACGCAAGTCAGCTAGTATCTGGCGCTGCCATTTACGTGGGCCGGGGAAATGTTCCAGCGGCGTGCCAGCCTGACCCCACGGGAATGTGTACAGTACGAACGCTAGCGGGTCATCTTTTAGACTTGGCGACCACAGCCGCGCCATCAACTCCATCTCGTCTTGGGCTGAATATATCGGTGCTTGCATTGCTGGTGTCCTCTAGTCGGGGCAGTTCTGTGTACAGCCCTTCGATGACGCGCGTCTGTGCTTTTTCTAGCGCGCCTGTGATGCTTATCTGTTGGTCGATGTTTACGTCGATCTGCTGCTTGGCTACCCAGCCATGGTTGTGTTTGAGTATGTCGAGTGCAGCCTTAGCGTCACCATCGCGTGCCGCTTCGTACATGGTCTTGGCCGCAACCATCTCGCCATCAGCCCGGCCCTTGATTTCCGCCATCTCGACCAGCGGGTCTGCGTCGGCCAACACGCGGAACTGCCGCGGCGTCATGCCGGCGGCCATAGCTAGGCTATCACCCTTTAGCCCGTAGCGGGCAGCTTCGTAGATAGACTCCAGCCGCGACTCGGTGGCCTGCATCCGCTCTGGTGTAAATGGCAGTGAGTAGAAAGTCATTGGGCGTACTATAGTGTGTTGCGTTCTAAGATGCAAAAAAAATAAAAATTGTTTGCGACACCTGACACTGACAGACACACAACCGTCGGCCCTACCCCTCCCCATGCAAAGCAAATGCTTTTTGGTTTTGCGTTCTAGCTAGCGCGGCTAGCGTGCGTGCTGCGCTGTGCTGTGCTGCGAATAGCGTTCTTGTTCTGTTCCTGCTGGAATTAGGATTGGCCTTTCCTTATTACTGACAACAGTGTCAGTAATAAATCGGGGCTAGGGGTGCATGGCCCTTTGCTGTTTGGCTATGTTGCAGCGCACAATAAAGGTAGGTCATTTAGGCTATGTGATCGACGGTCGATTACGCGCGCAAATGAGGTGGCCCTCAAACTGTGTTAGTACCACAGGTAGGCTATTATTTTCAAAACACCTACTCGCTCGTAAAAAGCATACTACGTACCATATAGGTTATATATTTTATTATTCAGACATTTCACAGAAACTATGACTATTTAGCCTACCAAACCCCAAGATGCGCTGTTTTGCGCCATTTTCCGGTAGGTCATTTACTGTGTCAGAATAGCCTAACTTTTGACTATTTTGCCGAACTTGATCATAAAGTTATCCACAGATTTATTTACGTCAAAAAGGTAGGTCATAAAATAGTCAAAAGGTAGGTCATTTGTTAGGTCATCGTAAACTACCCTCAAACTGTGTTAATCTTTTTTATCTGCAACACATTTTGTTGTTGACAGCATATGTAAGAGGGTACATAAGAGGGTATCAACAACGCAATGGAGTAAAACATTATGGCTTATTACAAAATCAATTCCAGCGGCTCTAAAATATGTGTTGACGCTGATGGCTGGCATATCTGGACAAACACGCAAGGCCGCTTGATTGTTAACGGCCCCGATGCCGACAATCGTTTTCGGGATTTTGCCACAGTCGATGACGGCATCACATGGCTGTTCATGACAGGCCGCCAAGAAATAGCGCGCTTTGTCAACAAAGCCAAACACGACGCATAACCACAATCAATAGGAGTGAGACACTATGACATATGTAACCCAAGCAATCGAAACCAAATACGTCCGCGCAACCAACACCCGTGGCAGTCGCATAAAAGCTACGGCATGGGGCGGCACTATAACCATAGGTTATGACTATGCGCTAGACACTGACGGCGCGCATAAAGCCGCCGCTGACGCTCTAATCGCTAAAATGGGTTGGAGTGGCACATTCGCACAAGGTGGCAACGTCAAGGGTGACGGCTACTATTTCGTAAATGTGCAAGGCGCATGATTCCGCACATAATCGCCATATGCGCTTTTTTGGCTGTGTTGGCTTTATCACTAACCGCAATAATCATTACGCTAAAAGGAAACTGAGCAATGACAAACCACGGTAGAACCTATCTCACCATGCTGTCAGATGCGGAACTAGTCCGCACGGCATTAGACCGTAATCACGAACTGGCTGTTGTGCTGGCAGAACGCCTTAGCGAACTGTTGGACGTTGAAGCGCAGCTTGATGAAGCCAAGAACGAAATCGACGAACTAAACAAGCGGCTCACCATACTAACCGAAGAACTAAACACACTGGAGAACGACCAATGACACCTGAATATATGACAATCGCAGTGCTGTTAGCAGCACAAGCCGCAACGCTGGCTATCCTGTGGGACACGCACCGGCAATACAGTTGGTTTCGCAACGCATGGGTGCGCGACACGAAAGAATTGCTACTGTGGAAACGCAACGCAGTAATGCGCGATCCTAAGTCTGGCAAATACGTCAAGCGGATTAGAAGCTAATGGACCATGCAGTAAAAAAGCGCATCAAGCATCTGTGCGGGTACATCACCGACAAAACAGCCGTGATGCAACACATCAATCGCGAGTTTAACATCAACCTAACGTTGCGCGACTTAGATGCTGTGGCAAAGGCTAAAGAGCGACCGACACGCACCAGCCTAGAAGCCATGATGCCCTCGCCGCTGATCGTGACGCACAAGCGCAAAGGATATGATGAC